AACGTCATCTAATTCTTTTTGTGAAGCAAGATTACCGAGGCTATCAATACTAATAATAAACTTGCCTTTTGCGTTATTTTCGATAATGCTATCTAATAACGCACTAATTTGATTACGGCACTGATCTATTGTGTCAACAGGAACGTATTTAACATTATCCGGTATTAACCCTACACCTTTTGTGCTATTTTCATCAATAGCAATTTCAGTATCAAATATTACTGGAGTAAGGCCTTTCTTTTGAGCTGTAGCAAGAATTTTATTTACAATAAACGTTTTACCAGTCTGACTTGGTCCGGAAAACCCAATTATTCTCCCCTTAGGAACGCCACCAGCCCTGCAACTCCCGCCAAGTATAGCGTTAAGAGCGTAGCATCCAGTATCAAACCACTCATCAACTTTACTAAGTGCATTTTCTTTTAAAAAAGTAGCTTCAGAATTAAGCTTATCTAAAGAAGAAAATATTTTATTAAGATCTTTATTACTCATAGTTTTATTATAAAACTTAAGAGCTAGAAATCAATAAAAAATTATTCGTCAAACAATTTAATTACTTTATCAGACTTTGGTGCAGTCTCGCTGCTCGTTCCTGTAGCAGCTAAAGGCGCCGTAAAAATCTTGTTATATTGATCTACAAGTCTTGGATCATTATCAATATCTACTCCAAGAACTATTGGATCGAGATTAAACTTCCAAACCGTACCGTCTGTCTTAGCTTTTTCACCGACAAATTCTCTAAAATAAAGAGGGATTGTTTGTACGTTAAGCTGGCCTTGTTGAGTAGGCTGTACATGGATAATAGCGGGGTTCTTCACAAGAAGATAATTTTTGTCTGTCTTGACTTCTTCTCCAAGAATAGTCCGGCCAATGTGATCAATAAAGGTAATAATTTTTTGTTTGTCGCTCATACAATTAATTTAAATACTACTAATAAAAAATCAACTATTCAACACCTAATAATTCAAATAAATTAGTTTGAACTTGAGAACCGGGAGATTGTAGCTTCCAACTCACAGCTTCATAAAATCTATCAATAACGGAGAAAATAATTTTTTCAAACATTAATTCATGATCTATTTCAAAAGAATCTGTAAATTCTTTTGGAAAATTATATTTGTAACCGAGTACTGAGATACCGTATTTGTTGGGTTGTCTGGTATAGAAAAATCGAACTTTATCACCAGAAGAAATCTTTTCATATTTTTTACCAGTATTAAATCGATCTAAAAGTAAGTTATAAAAATATGCTGCTTTTACATGAATAGGCATATGTTTTGCTGTCTTAAATGCATCGCACTGTGAGGCATATTTTTCATATCCTTTCACACCCATTACAAATGCTATATCTTCAATAGGAAGAGTTTTAAAAACATCATACGTTTCATTAAAAATTTTGTTTGTTTCTGTTAGATCGCGTGTAAGAAGCATAGTTTCAATAATTTTCTTGACATACGGTTTAATAGGCGCCGGCATCGTTGTACGTACCACTTCGACTCCGGTATACTTAAATTTACTGCAGGGTATGCCTTCTTCGTCTAATACGCGTAATACGTATCTCTTTTTCTGTAGGAAAACACCACAATCTGATATAGCTTCTCTCTTAAAATTAAGCCTACAATCCTTTGATCCTAATGCTTGCTTACCCCATGTAATAATATTTTCATTTAAGTAATCTTCTATATCTTGAACTAACTTATAATATTCTTGAGTAATTTTTCCTTTTGAATCGAGCATCTTAATACCCAGCTTGCCTACTATATGTCTAAGTGAAATGTAGGAGCTATCAGTATCGTTGTATATAATTGGCGTGTCTTTAGAAATATCTTCTGGTGATAAATTAGCTTTCTTACCGATATAATCTTCTAAAAGTCTGTTAGATTCCTTAATAACTGCCTGTCCGGTTAATGTAATAGATTCAGCTAATTCACCATCTCCGAGAGGGCTATGTTTATTTCCAAAATAGCCATAAATGGTATTAATTAAAATTTTAATAGTATGTTGAGTTATATTTAAATGATCTATTTCATGCTTAAGCTTTTTATAATCTGAATCTTCTTTATTAAGATTTACAACCTTTCTCTTTAAGGAAGCTAATTTTTTCTTAATCTCTACCCGTTTTTTATAATAGTAGTCTACAGTTATAGGTATAATACCTTTTTCTTTTTGTGTAAATAAAACCTTAGCTTTTGATATAGCTATCTCTTCTTTCTTAACAAACTCAACAAAATTTTTGTGGGAAATAGTAAAAGTTTGACCATTGACGTGCTTGATAGTAATATCCTTTTCGGTCTTGTCAACAATAGAGCCTATCTTAGTTTCGGGTGAGAGATTTAGTGTAATCATAACGTTTGGATATAGACTATTTGCATCAAACGAAACTATATGCTCTTGAAACCCGCGACGAGGCTCGCCTACATAAGCCCCGGCATTTTGTTGATCATTGTTAATGCTTCCTTTATTAAATGTAGGTATTCTTTGATCGCGTGCTCTTGCTTTAATAGCACATAGACCGGTAATAACGGAAAGAGAGCCTAAAGCACCTTCAAACGTTGTAAGGCCTGCATACGCTATCATTCTTAATAATTGAAGGTATTGAAGTTTTGTCTCAAGGCGAACTAATAAATTTACGTCTTGAACGTTATAATCGACAAACAGCTCCCAATTATCATCTGCAAGACTTGATAGATTTGTATCTCCGTAATCTATCTTATTTTCACCTAATTCAGTTTCACCAATATTATCTAATTTATATGAATCTCTTAATACTGGGCAAAACCGTTTATAGATATCGAGATAATCAACACAAGACATTCCTTCAATATGCCAATGTACTTGTTCTTTACCGAACTTGCCTGTAAACACTATGGGTCGTATAAAATTTACCGGGGAAAGTTTTTTGGTTTCCTCTTCCCCAAGAATTCTAGTGATTCTATTAATAATGTAGGGTAAATCGAAGAACTCACTATTCCATCCTGAGAGAATATCAGGATAGTCTGATGAAATGTAGCTGATGAATTTTGATAATAAATCTTTTTCTGTTTTACAGTATAAGTAAGTATGATTCTCGTTTTTCTTGTGATATGGTTTTAATCCCCATGTAATGAAATGTTTTCTCAACGAATCGTAAACTGTAATAATATTAATAGGATGCTGGGGGTCATCAGGCTTAGGAAAATCAATAGGGCTGTAAGTTTCGATATCGATAAACAATACTTTAAGATCGTTTTTAGTAAATTCGTCTTTTTCATTATCTTTCCAAAAACTATCAATTAAAAATTGTTGTTGTACATTTAAATTTTCAAATACTCTTGTGACTTTATTATCTTTTAAGTAACGAGAGCGTTCACCTTGATTTCTAAACCTTTTTTTCTTTAATTTTGTATTAAAGATGCTCATAGAGTCAGAATGATTATTTGTCTCAAGGTAGATATAAGGTTCAAAAGTTGTATCTAATGAAACTCTGTTTCCCTTTTCATCCCAAGTAAAAAGACGCATTAGCTGATCTTTTGGCATGTAGGCTACGTTCCTATACATATCAAATATTATAACTTAAAAAAAGCAAAATACAATTAAAAATGAAAAACAAGCTTAAACAAAACAATTGCTGAGCAAAAAGCAGCTATTATGCTTGTCAAAGTTCTAAGTAGTTCAAGCTTGTGGTTATGACGATCTACCCATAGTTCTACCAAATCTCTTAATTGACCATTTTTTTCCAATTTTTTAATTTCTTTTTTAGAGAGCTTTCTCATTATAGTCCGTTAATTTTGTTAAGTAAAACTCTCTGAGGATCGCCGTAGGGGTGACTATAGAGCTCGACATATTTGTTAATATTATCCTCAGATTCCAGCCATCTGCTTTCTGCAACTTTTCTAGCTTTAGCACAAGTATTCATATATTTTCCTTTTTTTTCCAACGTCTCTTCTACTCTTTCAATCATTTCTTCTCCTGTTTTAAATTTAATAGGAGCATCCTCATACGTAACTATATCCTGACAAGCAATAGGAAGGCCGTAACAACTCGCTTCAATATACTTTAAATCACTTTTCGCTTTGTTAAAAGTATTATCCTGAAGAGGTGCAACGAGCATATTTGCATTTAAATTATATATTTTTTCCGGGTAGTTATACAAATTAGCCCAAGGATGAAATTCGAAAGTACCGTTCATCACATAAGGTCTTAATGGAAGAGGAAATGCACCAAGAAACACCCATTGAAATTTGTCTTTTGTTTTAACTATTGCTTCTAGAACATGTCTAAAATCGTCATTTTGATTTACACGATTATCGACATCAAAATGCGCGCCAGATCCTGCATACAATATTCTCGGTTTGCTTTTAAATTTATCATAATTATCAGAAATGCGTTTTTCGTTATAAAAATGTCCCATCCACCATTTCGGCGGATAATTAGGAATAACAGTAACGTTTTTATTATTGGTTTTACTCTGATAATATTCTTTCATAAAATTACAGGTCACTGTAATTTCATCACACAACTCCATAATAGTTTGAGCCGTTTTACGTATCTCTGGATCGGTAAAAGCTGGTTTAAATTTATTGTATTCAGGTATATCTTCACTAAAAACTAAATCATCAATTTCATAAATTAATTTAAAGCCAACCTTTGAACTCAATTCCTTTAAAAACTGTACAAATTTTAGCTGCTGAGTTGTAGCTTGTCTTTGAATTCTTATAGTTTTAACTCCCCGATAGTAGTTAGGATCAAAGCACATAACAGTACTACCATGAACAACCATTTTATTATGAGCATTAAGAAGATGTTCAGGCCAAATTAATCGCCAAAAACCGCATCCACTATAATCTGCGTAGTAATTTAAACATCTAGTTAAATCTAACTCTGGTGGGCGAGGAAGCGTATCTTGCTGACTAGGTTGAAATGTAGGAAAGGGTTGAACAAAAGGTGAAGCAAAAGGCTGAACAAAAGGAGCTGCTATCATGAATAAGATTTATTAATTATATTCTTTATAATCAACTCTTTTTGTAATTCCGTTAGTTTTTTCAAGAAAAATAATTTCACCGGTAGCAGCTTTAATGCTTTCTTTTCTATGACTTATAACCATAATACATTCGTTATATTTTTCAACTCTTTCTTTTAATATACTAATAACAAGATCCACACCTTTTTCATCTAAACTTGAATCAAATAATTCATCGTAAATACTGAAGTTAAAAGAAACGTCGCCTTGAAGTCTTCTAATATCCATAAAAGTAAATAGACATGCAAGATCGATATTTTTACGCTCTGCACCGCTAAAATTAAAATAAGAGCACTCCTTACCTTTATTATCTATTATCTGCTCTTCAAAATATTCGTTAAATGTACAGATACAGTTAGCGTCCATCTTCTTTAAATAATAGCTTAATTTACTATTAAAGAGTTGAAGAATCTTCTTTACAATATATGATTTTACACCTTCTTCAGATATAACAAACTTAACTATATCTAGAGTATGTAATTGATCTTTTATTTGTTCTATTTTTTGCTTAATATGTGTAAGATTATTTTGTTGTTCTTGAATCAATGAATCAAACGCATTATCGTCTTTAACTAAATCCTTTAAATCTTGTTCTAATTCAAGTTGCCATTTGTTTAATTGTGATAATCTTGATTCTAGTGTCTCTTTTTCGATTTGTTTATGTTTTGTACTATTAACTTCATCGCGTATCTTCTGTATTTTTAAATTAACCCGTTGTTGTAATGTCTCATATTGATCTACATCTTTAGAAAAAATCGAGATATTATTCTCATCATCAGATATTTCTTTTTTAATCTTTTTAATTTCATTCTTAATATGATCTCTATCTACATCCTGTATATTTCGCAAGCAAGTAGGGCATATTTCTTTATCAGTACCTACAGTACTAAGCTTCTTAGTTGATTGGGTTATTAATGTCTTTTTCTCAGAAATAAGATGTCTTAAATCTTGAAGTTTTTTATTAACTTTTTCTAAATTATTTTCTTGTTCTTTTATTTCAGAAGAAAGGGAAACAATATCTGGTAACTTAAAATTAACTAATTTTTTATTAATATCGTCTATCTCCTGTAAATTATTTTTGTGTCTTGAAGAGTATTTCTCTTTTTTTCTCTCTCTTTCAAGAGCTAAATTATCTTTTTGCTTTTCTAATGATAATATATTCTTTTGTACTTCATCATGTCTTGTACCTTCAATATCAAATGTCTTTTTTATTTCGCTTATATCTGTTCTTAGTAAATCTAACATATCACCAAAAATACTAAGATTAAAGATATCTTCAATAAATTTTCTTTTTTCCTGCTTTTTCTTGGCCATGAAAGGTATTGTATTGTTAATCGTCATAATAACACAATTTTGAAAAAGCTCAGGAGTACTATTAAACTTACTCATGATTACAGAGCTAGTATTAGTAATACTATCTCTTGTTTTATCTTCCCCGTTAATATATAAAAAGCATTTCGACGGTTCTAACGTTCTTATAATTTGTATGTCTTCTCGACTGTCAAGACTTTTTATAGTTACATCTAAAATGATCTCACAATTTTTCCTGTTAACATTATTAATAATATTTTCTTTTTTAAGCTCTCTTAGCGTATCACCAAATACCGCAAAGTAAATAGCGTCAGCAATAGTGGATTTACCAACACCGTTTCGTCTGTCTTCTTTGTCTTTATTTAATCCAGTAATAATATTAAGGCCCTTTTTAAAGTCTATAATAACAGGCTGATTGCCTACGGATAGAAAGTTTTTAATACTTATTTTTTTAAAAATAATATTCTTCATGTTGTAGAAGTAGCTTTCTTGTACAATTCTATACAATATTTCGAGACGTCTATTTTTTTATCTATATCTAAAATGTTAATAAATTCATCTATAGTCTTTTGCATATCTACTCCAGACAAATCAACATTTGACTCATCATTAACGGAGATAGAGTTATCAAATAAAGAATAATCAACTGAAATACTAAATGGTTTATATGAAGAAAGCTTTTGAATAAAAACATCAATATTATCACTACTAATTTTTTTATCTATAATAATTTTAACTATATTATTAAAAATTATATCTTTTAAATCTGTTTTATTAGATATTTTCTTTTCGGTAATCTCAGATAAAAGTATTTTTTTATGCACAGGTGATAATTTATTTTCATAAAAATTAAATTTTTGAGTAGGTATATTGAGAATATAATAGCCTTTAGTAGAGTCAATATCACCGAAATCCATTTCAAAGGGATTGCCCACATAAACAATAAATCTTTTATCGTACTGGCGTTCTTCTCTAAGATGAAAGTGACCTGTCATTACTAGTGAGGCTCGTTCAAGTAATTCTAAAGTTTTAACACCGTGATCACAATGCTTATGACTATTCATCTTAAAGCTTTCTATTTCAAAATGCCCAAATATAATATCTGAAGATTCTATCTTATCGATATCTGCTCCCCAAGGAACAAAGCTGCATTTTTTTCCGTACAATGTAGTTAGTGTTGTTTCACTGATAACAGTAATGTTTTTCCAGCCATTTAAAATAGAAAGAGAATTAATATCAGACCGATCCTTATAAAATGCATCATGATTACCAACTAAAACTACGATATTAAAGGATGACCAAATATTGAGAATTTCATTAACAACATGGATAGTGTTTACAGCAATTTCATCTCTATAGTGATAGAGATCGCCAAGAATAAAAATATCTTTAATTTGCTTTTTATCTAATTCTTCTTTTAGCCAGTTAGCCCATTTTATAGCAGTTTCATGCCAAAAAATGCTATTTTGATGTACACCAATATGTAGATCGGCTATACAGCAAACATTTTCAGATCTTACCTCAAAATCAATATTTTTCACTGAGTAGTGTTGTAGTTATCCTCATCATTCGTAGCACCGGGGTCAACGTATATATGCGCACCCCCTACTTTATCCGGGTCAATCATATGATCGGTATAAACTGTTTCTTTGTATTCATTTAAAACTTCATGATGCTTGTTTTCTTTTTTAATGCGGTTAATAAATGCATGAAAAGCAATTGTAGTAAAATACGAAAATGGGCTAAAACCTGTATCTAGCTTAAATTTCTTATTTCGTAAAGCAGAAAACATCTTTACTATAGCATCACCTATCATGTCGTCTTTATATGAGTAGTTAATAAAATTAGGCGCATAGCTTAATCCATTGGTAATTTTAGTCAAGCTCTCTCCGAGCTTTTGAGTAATATGTCCTGTCTTATAATAAGACCTTATTTCTTCTTCAAATTCTTTTCCGTTAACATAATGAATTTTTTCTTTAACTTTCGGCTGTTTTTTTACTGGTTCAGAATTTTGATTAAGCAACTGTTTTAAAACAGGGTCATTCTGAATTTCAGAATCTTCTTTCTTTTTTTTCGCTAGTTTAATAAGCGGTTTAGATTTCTTCAATTTTCTTGATTGTGTAGTTAATTTTTTCTTTTTCATAAAGGGCTATTCTTTTGTGCATATGTATATCACTATACTTTAAATCATCTGCAATGTCGAATATTATAAGCTTATCTTTATCCTTATGCAAGCGAAGACCTCTGCCAATTGACTGAACTATTTTTATTTTGGCTTTACCGCCACAGGCAAAAATAATATAATGTAAGTTTTTTATATTAATACCGGTTGAAAATATTTTAGAAATTGCAACTACAACTACATCAGTTCTGTTCTCTATAAGAGATCTTATTCTTTCTCTTTCAGTTATTTCTACTTCACCTCTAATAAAATAAATTTGCTTATTATTACAAATTTCTTTAAGTGTATTAAAAAGATTTTCGCCGTGTTCAATAAAGTCAACCAAAATAAGTGTATTATTTTGAAGTTTACATGCAACTTTGCTAATAAAATTATTTCTAAAAATGTTTCTAATTAAAAATCTTTGTTCTTCTCTAAATAAATTTGCCGAAGAAATAACAAGGTCTTTAAATGGGTCTTCTTTATATAATAATTTAAAAATTTGAATTTGTACATTGCTAATGTAGTTTTCTAATCTTAATTCATGACTATTTTTTTCATATATTATAGGTCCAATCTTGCCTATAATATTCCATTGATCAATATTATTCTCAGGCATAGTTCCTGTAAACCCAAAGCGAATAGGCGTTTTAACTAATTTTAATATTTTATTAACCTCATTACCTTTTCTAATTTTATGAACTTCGTCTATTATTAAAGCATCTAAATTACCTAACCAGTTTAAATCAGTATTTTTGCTTTGAAGAATACCGAGATTTGCAATAATAATATTATAAGGATCAGAACTATTAAAAGTAAAATCAATACCGCCTGTCCATTTTACAATTTTAAAAGGTACATTATAGCTTATAAAATCTTTGAATGTTTGTTCAACTAAGTTTAAATCTGGTACAATGTAAAGGCATTTAAAAGAAGAACCGTGAATTAGGAAAAGCTTTGTTAAGATAGAGGCTGCCGTTAATGTTTTGCCCCCTGCAGTAGCTAATACTATAGTGCCGCGTCCAATATTCAAAGCTTTTTTGACTATTTCTTTCTGATATTCTCTTAAAGGTAGAGCAAGGGGAATAATATCTAAAGAATACTGAGGATTGCTATCCCATTTCTTAGAAGGCCTAATAATATTAAAAAAATTTTCATCAGTATTAATTTCGCCATTATATTGCTTTGAAAGCAAATATTTTCTTATTTCAAAATAAAGACCGGGTTCAAATTTTCCAGTCGGAGTAATAGAATAAATTCTTTGTGGTAAGAATCTGCCATATTTTTTTCTTACAAAAAAAGCAGCATCATTTTTAACGGAGAAATGCTCTCTAATATCTTGAAATAAATCGCCAGAAATTTGACCTAAATTTTTTTTAGTATCGAATGTAAAGTTTATCATGTAGTTTCGAGCTTAATAATATCTACCAAATTTTTAAGATCAAAGGAAGCAGAACTTAAAGTTTTTTCAGATTTTTCTAGTAATTCTACTATCAATTCTATTTCTTTTATTTTACTAGTAATATCTATGAATTCACTATGTTTTTCCGCAGTACGCTCAACCACAGGAGTTGCTAATTTTACAGGGCTTTGTTCTTGAATTTTTTCTACTATATTTTTTTTAATTTGTTCTCTTTTCTTTTGTAAATCAATAAGTTCTAGTTTATGTCGAATACATCTACCTGCCCACTTATGCTTTATTCCTGGCAATTTTAATTGATAATCTTTTAAACAAAGTTCATCTATCTTTAAATCTAATTCAAGTTCTTTTATATAGTCATCTAGAAGCATTTATTAAATAATAATATATAATAACATGAAATCAAATTGTTTATTTGAACAAAGATTTTTAAAAGTTCTTGCCGAAGATAATGTAGCGGGGGGTGCCGGCAGTGTATTTGGATCTGGCCCCTCTTCTCCAATAGGATCTAGCGGTAATCAATTTCCATCTCAAAATGATTCTGCTTATGCCCCAGGAGACGCTAGAATTCCGTTTCCTCTTGGAGCTACAGGTACAAGAAAAAATAAAAAAAAGAAAATTAAAATTCAGAGAAGACCACGTATAGGAATATAAATGGATCACGGGCACTGGCTTCTAAAAGAAGGAGTTAAAATGGATGAGTCTGTTTTTGGGTTTATCTATGAAATTATAAACAATGTAAATAAAAAAATTTATATTGGAAAAAAGCAGTGTAAATCTAAAATAAGAAAAGCACCTTTAAAGGGTAAAAAAAATAAACGTATTGAAATAAAAGAATCGGATTGGAAAAACTATACAAGTTCTTCTGTTGAGCTCAATCATGATATACAAAAATATGGCAAAGAAAATTTTACTTTTAAAATTTTAAGATCTTGCGGTTCAAAATGGGAGCTTGCATATTATGAGATTAAGGAGCAAATTGAAAGAGAAGTTTTATTTAAAGATGAGTATTATAACGGCATAATAAATGTAAGAATAGGCCGGCCGCCAACAAATTTCTTGAAAAAGAATAAAAATCATTCATAATAATTTGTGGTCGAAAAAATAGAGCTTAAACAATATAATATTTGTTTGTTAAACTTTGAAGATTTATTCTATAAAAAAATTGAAACAGATTTAACAGATAATTTACATAAGTATTTACTACTCAAGAACAGAATAAATTCACATGCAAGAAAGTTCTTTTTTCATCATATTATTTTTGAAATATGTGAATTTTTGTTAAATCAAAAAAATAAAGAAAAAAATATAATTTTTTTTAATTATAGACAAATTAATACAAATTATGGATTACTAAAATATTTTAGTGAAGAAGATATTCTTAAAAATTTGCACGGAATTTTATTAAAAATAAAAAACCTGTTACCGGTTAGAATATTTATTAGCAAATATACATTTGAATATTTTAAGCATTTAAATGAACGAAATGATGGCAAGGCTATTGAAACTATTAATAATTTAAAATATTACATTAATAATACAGATTATGAAAATTACACTTTTTCAAGAATAAAAAAATTTACATTAAAAAACGATCTTACATTCTTAAATCAAAAGTATTTTAACTTACTTAAAACTAAACAACTTCTTATTAGTTAATTAAATAAATAATATTATGGCTTTTAAAGATATATTAAGTCGATATTCAAATTTATTAAGTGAACAAGAGCCGGTTCCTGCTGATGCTACTGCTCCTGCCCCGCAAGCTGCTCAGCCTCAACAACTTCCAGCAGATAATTCTGCAACTCAAGGTACTGTACCACCGGAGGGTTACGTAGATATGGTGAGATTATTGGCTAAGGCATTAGTTATGAATGTACCTACAGGATCAATAGATGCATTGTTTACAGAGCCGGTAACAAAAGAAAATGCTATAGCAGTACGTGAAGGTCTTCAAAATTCTATTAATACTAGTGAAACGTATGAAGATAATCCTCAGAGATTAGAAAATATACATTTTAAGTCTTTTGTAAATTCAATAAATGAAAATAATTTTATGGCAAAATACAAACAAATTTTATCTATGATGAAAAAGTATAGCAATGATCCAAAATTACCATGATATGGACGTACAGAAAAAATATAAAAGCCTTGGTGATGTATACTTAACAGAAGCATTTGCTAAGCCTGTTCCAGATGTACCTTCTAAACAAGTAAATTTACCTCAATCAAGCTCTAATAATATTCCGGGCACCGGTATATCTCCTGCTGTTTCTGAAATAAAAAAGAAAAGTCTAAAAACAAAAGTTTCTAATTTTTGTAAAGACGGTAAGCCAAATATAGAAATAAAAAGTAGTGATGAATTTGCGCAAATAAAAGATAAGCCAATAATAAACGGACAATGGTCAGCGTATCAAAAACACATTTTTTCTCTAAAAAAGACAGGAGCAGGAAGAGGAGAATTTAGTGTAGCAAGTTTAGTTTCAGGCTTGCAGCCTAGTCTAGCAGTAGCTGATCAAGAGATAAGATGTTTGCTGGACGGTTGCGTTCAGGGCCAGTCTGAATCGTTTGACGTTTCTGTACCACCAGATACAGAAGAATATACAAACACTCCTAAGCTAAAGTTTGAAGTTAAAGAGCTGGATTCGGATGGATCAAGTGTAAGAATAGGCGCGGAAGGCCAAAGAGCTACCACTTTAATTGTAAATGGTGTTATTAAGCTCATCGAGAGATTGGAAAATTCTTATCACTCTTTAAATAGACAAGAACGACTCAAAGTAGATGATTTACTTCGAAAGCAACTTGGACTTACTTCTGGTGGGGCTCCTGCTAAGCCTTTTAAAGAAACAAAAAAGAATCTTGAGAAATATGGTAAAGATAAACGAATGTATGAATTAGGTCAAGGCTGGAATTTAGGTGGATTTATATCTGCTATTTTTCAGTCTGATGAACAGGATCAAGAAGGAAGGTCTATTAGAGAATTACCTTCAACATTAATTAAAAAAGAAGGTACTATGATACCCTCCAGATATCCTAAAAGCCCTTTGAGATCAACATATTTCTTGAGAACTTTGCAAGAGGTTTTTAATGCAATAGAAGAAATAGCAAAGGGTGGTGCAGAATTACCTGAAACTATTAGTAATAAATCGCAGGAGCTAAGAGACCTGGTACGCCGACTATATTTACCTGAAATACCGGATGAAAGTATGAGAAAAAAAGAAGAAGAATATATAGATGATATTGTAGATACAATTGATAGAAAACTCACTCGTAGAAAAATTACAGCATCAGGTGCAGGTCATCTTACTGCAAAAGATTTTTTTAGTTCGGTAAATAACTTAAAACTATTATCAAGTTTAAGAACTATTCAAAGCATGTTTAATGATGCACAAATAGTTCGTAATCTTTTTCCTAAAGATATAACTGGTTTATTTCTTGTTTCAAATTCCCAATATAGTTATTTTCCACAAAACACAATTTCAAACTATATTGAAATTGATCAAATCTCTAGTGGTGGGGTAAAGATAGCAGTAAAAAATCAACAGCCAGCAAATGATAACATTTAAGCAATTTATTCTTGAAGGAGGAGTAGCGGGACATATGGCTCACCCCTTTGATTTACCTTCAGCTAATACAGGTAAAGACCTTATTAATATTTTTAAAAAAGTTATTTTAAGTCTTAAAAAAACGCCAGCAGCTGTGAAGATAGATGGGGTTAATACTTCAATAAAGCTTGTAACAAATAGTGAGGGT